AAATAAACGTAGACGATTTTAAAGACCTTGCTGAAATGCAAGCAAGAGAACAAGCGTTGATAGCAGGCACACCGGATATTGGAACTCGACGTGACCCTGCGGGAAGTTTAGGTTATTACATAAAGCAGATGCAAGAAGCTCAAGACGACGAATTTTCAACTATTTTAGGCGGTAGTCCAGAAAAATTTAAAAAAGCCAAGGACGAATATTTAGAAAAATTAATAAACGCTTACACACAACCTGACATTTTTGATCGTTATCCACTAAATTTTGGTCAATTACTTGGTGATGTTCCCGCTAATGAAAACATAGGGGCGTATGAAACACCTGTATTAACTGTATTACGTGGAATGAAAGATCAAAAGCAGCCTTTGGATCAGTTACTAAACAAAATAAAAAGCACTGCGACGAAAAAAGGGATAAAAGGCGTGACTTCGGAAGCCTTAAAACCTCTTTCTCGGATTGGGGTAAGCGACGACGCTTATGAGCTTGCCCGTGATTTGCCGGAAGAAGATTTAATGGAGGTGTTAAAAGAAGCCTTTGATGAAAAAACTAGGGTGACACCCAGCGAGGTTGCTCGTTACATAGAAAAAAACTCGGTTCCAATTAGAGAAACGTTTCGTTCTAGTGATAAGCAAAATGTGAACTACAACATGGAGGACAGTGAGTATGTAACGCAAGCTCGGCAACTTTACGATATACGAGATACGCTTGGTATCGAACATTATAGTGAATTAGTGGAAAAGCCTAAAAATTTAAAATTATTAGCGTTGTCCACGGAAACAGACCCGTTAAGTGGCATACCTTTTAAGGAAGATCATTATCACATTGCGGACAATACTTTTTCGCACATACGCTATAACGACCGCGTATTAGCAGATAAAGATAAAAAGGATAAATTGTTTGACGCTTTGTATATAGAAGAGATTCAGTCAGATTGGCACCAAAAAGCGCGTAATTTTGAAAAATCTTTGATTTTAGATTTTATAAACGAACCTAGATCAGCCGATAGGCTTCCAATGAGCCGTGAACAGTTCTTGCGAAAAGCACTAGATAACGTTGCCGAGAAAAAGCCCACGTTAAGCATAGGAACTGACGCTTACGATAAAGCACTAGATAACGAAAAGGTTAGTATATTTCGTAAAGAAGCCCCGGAACTGACTAAATTGTTTAAAGAGTCGGCGTATCGAATAGAAAACGACAGGTGGTTTAATCCAGGTGGGTAGGTAAATATTTTAGAGAAAATCAAGGTAGTTTGGCAGTGCCAGACGCCCCTTTTAAAAATAACTGGATGCAACTTTCTTTTGACAGAATGGTTCAGGAAGCGTCGGTAAATAATAAAGACGGGTTAGCCTTTACCCCCGATGCTATTCAAAATATGCGTTATTCGGGGACAGACTTTACAGCTTACGATGGTATTATTAAAAACCACGCAAAAGAAATCGCAAAAAAATACGGCGTGGAGCTTAAAAAACTGGAAATACCCCAGCGAAACATAGCCTCGAAGGAACCGACTCAAGGACACATGGTTTGGTATTTACCGCTTACAGAAAAAATGAAAGAAGCGTTTACCCAAAAACCGTTATCTAAGTTTCAATCGGGCGGCGGCGTGTCTTCTCTTGCTTCTATGGCGCGGGACATGAACCACCGCCCACGGGGCATGGCGTCACTGTCTCAAATAGCTAGGAATATGCACTCCGGTGCTGTAGCATAGGAGGGTCGGAGGGAATTACATGGCAAACGGAGACAAAGCAACGTTAGCTTCCTTAATGGCACGTCAGGGAAGCACGAACGATTCTACAGAGGATTTGGAGCTTGATATAGAGATCGCGGCTCCCGGTACACTTGTGGGTGGCACACCTGAATTACCGGAAGGCATTGAGATTGAATCTTCCGAAGACGGCGGGGTTATTATTGATTTTGACCCTACTGCCTCAAACGCTCCTGATGAGGGCGATTTTTTTAGAAACCTAGCCGAGGAACTGGACGACAGGGAATTAGGCCGGGTTGCATCAGAACTTCTAGGTGATTTTGAAGCCAACAAGTCTTCCCGCAAAGATTGGGAAGAGGCGTATGCGAACGGTCTTGAACTGCTTGGCTTTACCTACGAGGAAAGAACGGAGCCTTTTAGAGGTGCAACGGGCGTGACCCATCCCTTACTTGCTGAAGCTGCTACACAATTTCAAGCACAGGCATTTAATGAACTTTTGCCTTCGGGAGGACCGGTAAGAACGACGGTCATGGGCGAAAAGTCCAAGGAAAAAGAAGATCAGGCAAAGCGTGTCAAGGAATTTATGAACTACTACATCACAAATGTGATGGAGGAATACACCCCGGAATTTGATCAGATGTTGTTTTATCTGCCTTTGGCGGGTTCCACGTTTAAAAAAGTATATTATGACGGCACTTTAGATCGAGCCGTCAGTAAATTTGTTCCGGCAGAACATTTAGTCGTTCCCTACGAAGCAAACGACATTGAAAGTTGTCCGAACGTAACACAAGTTTTAAAAATGCCTTTAAACGAGTTGCGTAAAAAGCAATTATCGGGATTTTACCTTGATGTAAACGTGTTGCCGTCGCAGGCAGAAGACAGTACTGCAATAGGAAGTGAAATTGACCGAATTGAAGGCGTACAATCAACTAATATAGATTATGACTGTACGTTGTTGGAATGTCATGTTGACCTTGATCTAGCTGGATTTGAAGAGAGTGACGGGGAAGGAGAACCTACAGGTATCAAGGTGCCTTATGTGGTAACCATTTCCGAGGATAATGGTCAGGTGTTAGCCATCCGTCGTAATTACAACGCGGACGATGAACTTCAGCGCAAGATTCAATATTTTGTTCATTATAAGTTTTTGCCGGGGTTTGGTTTTTACGGACTTGGGCTTATTCACACCATTGGGGGCCTTTCACGTACCGCTACAGCGGCCCTTCGCCAGCTTATAGATGCTGGCACTCTCAGTAACCTCCCCGCCGGATTCAAGGCCCGTGGCCTGCGGATTAGGGACGATGCCGAGCCGATTCAGCCCGGAGAATTTCGGGATATAGACGCTCCCGGTGGTGCTATACGAGATAGTCTGATGCCGTTGCCTTTTAAAGGTCCTGACACTACTTTATTTCAGTTATTAGGGTTTGTAGTAGAAGCGGGACAGCGGTTTGCCACTATTACCGATTTAAAGGTAGGGGACGGTAATCAGCAAGCGGCAGTTGGTACGACGGTTGCTATGTTGGAACAGGGATCGCGGGTAATGAGTGCCGTACACAAACGCCTGCATTACGCCATGAAGATGGAATTTAAGCTGTTAGCTCGGGTTATGTCCGAGTCGTTACCACCTATTTATCCCTATTCTGTAGAAGGCGGCGATCAGGCCGTTATGCAACAGGATTTTGATGATCGCGTAGATGTGGTTCCGGTATCCAACCCGAATATATTTTCACAGGCACAACGGATTTCTCTGGCCCAGACGCAGATGCAACTGGCAATGCAAGCTCCCGAAATACATGATGTTTACGAGGCATATCGCAGGATGTATGATGCGCTTGGGGTCAGGGATGTTGATAAGTTATTACGTCCGCAATCTACGGAAGAGCCTGTTCCTAAAGATCCTGCGCAGGAAAACATAGATGTGTTGGAAGGCACGCAGTTAAAAGCGTTTGAAGGTCAAAACCACGACGCGCATATTATGGCGCATTTGACGTTTGGTTCTTCGGGCATGGTAATGCAGGCGCCGGGAATGGCCGGAGCGTTACAAAAGCACGTATTAGAACATGTGCAGATAAAAGCGAATGAAATGGCTGTTGTGCAGTTTATGCAACAGACGCAGGGACAACAGCTAACGGACGAACAAGTAATAGAATTACAATCGGTGACCGCGCAGATGATTGCGCAGGAAATGCAGAATTTAAAACAACTCAGCGAACAAGTAGCGGGGGGCGGCCAACAAGGTCCCGATCCGTTGGTGCAGTTGAAGCAACAGGAACTTGCCTTGAAGCAACAGCAGGTTCAGGCGGATATTACACAGGAACAAGCCGAGTTGCAGCTTGATACACAAAAAGCGGCCCAAAAGGCACAGGAATTTCAACAACGGTTAGCTAGTCAGGAAAAACAGACGGCGGCGCGTATTGATTCTGCTATGGAACGTGAAAGATTGCGTCAGCAGGACATAACCAATCGAGGATTTTAAAATGAGTAAAGTACACATTATTAGCGGTCCTGCCGCAGCACCTCCCAAGCCTGTAAATAAGGCTGTTATTGGCGATCAGGGAAGCATACCTTTTGCAAAGTTGATTCCCGAGAAAACACCTAACACAGAACAAGGTAAGATATTTCGTGGCAAGAAGCGTGGCATGGGTGCCGCGTTACGTGGCTCACGCTATATAAGTTGTTAGGGTGCCCTTAAAGAAAGGGAAAAGCAAAAAAACAGTTAGCTCTAACATCAAGAAATTGGTGAAAGAAGGCTATTCCCAAAAACAATCGGTAGCGATAGCACTCAGTCAAAAAAAGCGCGGTAAAAAGAGGAAGTCACGTCGTACCGCGTAAATAATTAACGGGGCGTGACATTAACTCTTATTTTGTCAGTATCGGGTACCCAAAACTACGTCGAAAAGGTGTAAAAGGTGGCCGTAGCAGAGATAATGGCGATTGTCAGCACGATAAACGCCGCCGCAGGAGCAATAAACAAGGTCGCGGGGACGTGCAACGACCTTAATACTATTGGTTCTTTTGTAGGAAAACTCGGCCAAGCACAGGTTGATTTGCAAGCCTATCAAAACAAACACCGTAATAATCTTTCTGAAGAAGAATTAATCCAGATAACGCTGGCAAAAAAGCAATATCAGGACAGAATGAATGAAATTCGTGAATTATTTATTTATTCGGGAAACTCTCATCTTTGGGATGAGATTCAGATGGAAATGGCAAATGCGCGGAAAAGACGTATTGCTGACATGAGGGCAAAGGAAGCGGCCAGAAAAAAAGCAATACGCATTACAATTTGGGCAGGATTTATTTTAGTAGTGTCCATAGGGGTGTTTATGTTGATGATGCACGCCATTATGAGCTATGCTGACACGGTTGAGATTACGGATGAAATAGCTATTATACTAACGTTATTGGGTAGTGTTCCGTTATGGTAATGGCTTTTCTTTTAATTATGATTGTCAATGGCGAAATACTTGAAAGCAATCAGTTTGTTTTTAAAAGCGTTTACCGTTGTAATCAGTTTGCTAGAGCTTTGGAAACAGGAGAAACATCATATAGATTTTCCTATGTAAGGGCGCAAACAAAAATTACGGCGTACTGCATACCTAAAATGGTTTCACCTAACACAACTTTTCGGGATTAAACTATGAATATATTAAGTGCGGTGCTGGGTCCTGTAACAAACCTTGCCGGGACGTGGATGAAAAACAAGCATGAGCAGGGTCAAGCTAAACATCAGGCCAAAATGCAGGTAATTCAAAATGATGCGAACTGGGAAGACAAGATGGCTTCTGCCAGCGATAACAGTTTTAAGGACGAGTTCTGGACGCTTGTACTCTCTGTCCCTATCTTTATGGTTGGGTACGCTGTGGCTTTTGATGATATTGCTGTCATGGATAGGGTTCACGCTGGTTTTGACGCTCTATCTAACCTTCCTGATTGGTATCAATATCTACTCTTCATCGCCGTTAGCGCGTCATTTGGGATAAGGGGCGCGGACAAATTAATGAAGTTACGCAAATGAATTGTTATAACTGTAAAACAGAACTAATTTGGGGGGGCGACCACGATAACGAACGTGATGACGACCACTTAATTGAAACTAATTTATCTTGTCCGAAGTGCAACGCCTTTGTTGTCGTGTGGTGGGGCGAAAAGGAGATAAAGGATGACACCAGAAGAATTTGACAAATGGCGTGTAATGCCTCGACTTTTAGTTTTGCTGATGGGATTAGCCAGTTGGGACGTTATACATTGGTTTACAACGCTAGAAAACCCCACTTTTGAACAGGCCGGGTTAGTAAGTGTTGTTACCGGCGCTATGACTGCCGTTTTTGGGTTATTTTACCAGAGAAGAATTTGCGTGTTCTGAAACCGGTGAAAATGAAATTTGGGACGTATTTGTTCAACGATTAGACGTTTTGCGAGAAGCTTGCGGGTTTCCTTTTACCATTACGTCGGGATATCGTTCCGTAAAGCATTCTATAGAAGCTAAAAAACAAGTGCCGGGAACTCACACAAGGGGCATTGCTGCTGATATAGCCGTAGCTAACGGTAAACAGCGAAGAATTATTGTCGAAAACGCTTTAGAGCAGAAGTTTTACGGCATTGGCGTGGCAAAAAGTTTTATTCACGTAGATATTCGTGAAACGGACCCCGTAATGTGGACGTATTGATATAAGATGTGGTATATATAGATACGAATTTCTCAGACACCTTTAAGGATAACTTTGGACGCTTTACAGATTGTTCAGTTTGTACAAAGGAGTATTAAAGACAGACGAGGACAGATTTTAGATTTATTAGAACACGGTAGTGTAAAAAGCATGGAGCATTATAGGGAGCTTATGGGCAACCTAGATGCTTTAAACCACATAGCACAGGAACTCTCGGGCCTGCTAGAACAACAGGAGCAAATCGATGACTGAAGCAGCAGCGTCGCTTGATTTAGAGGCGGCAGAACAGGGCGTTAAAGAGTTGTATAAAGCGCCGGAACAACGGGTACTTGATCCCGAAGCGATGGAAGGTTCTCTTCTTGAGCGAATGCCAAACCCTACGGGATGGCGCATGTTAATTCTTCCTTACAGAGGGAAAGAAATAACGGAAGGCGGTATTGTGCTTCCGAATAAGTTGTTAGATGACGATCAAATACAAACGGTGGTTGGTTATGTCGTTAAACAAGGTTCTCTCTGTTATAAAGACAAAGAAAAGTTTCCAGAAGGGCCGTGGTGCCGCGAAAAAGATTGGGTGATTTTTGCCCGATATGCGGGTTCTCGGTTTCGTATTGAGGGTGGTGAGGTTCGCATTTTAAATGATGACGAAATTCTTGCGACTATTGATAATCCAGACGATATTCTTAGTCTTTAGGAGATAAATTATGGCAGAAGCAGAGAAACAGATTGAGCTAGATGTCGAGGAAGAACAGGATACCGAGGTTGAAGTACCGCAAAGCCCGGTTGAAGAGGTTGTTTCCAATGAAATTGAAGTAGAACAAGCGGCAGAAGGCGAACAACATGAAGAATACAGTACTTCTGTAAAAAAGCGGATTGATAAGCTAACTAAGAAGATGCGCGAAGCGGAAAGGCAACGCGATGAAGCTATTGGTTATGCTAAAAACGTTCAAACGGAGTCTGACGGCTTAAAAACCCGCATGAAAAGCTTAGACCAAGGTTACATGCAGGAATATGGCAACCGGTTAGAAATGCAGGAAGAGCAAGTAAAAGCCCAGTTAAACAGGGCGCTTGAGCTAGGAGATACCGCTGCTACGGTAGAAGCCCAGCAAAAACTAACAGAAATAGGTATTGCTAACAATCAGTATAAAACGGCTAAACGTCAGCAAGATCAACGGGTGCAACAGGAACAGGCTGCTAGGGACTACTATGCGGCTAATCCCGAAGCGGCGCGGCAAGCTCAAGCTCAAAGGCAGCCGGAACCCCCTCCCCCTGAACCAGATCCTAAAGCTCAAGATTGGGCGTCTAGGAATCAATGGTTTGGGCAAGATGAGGCAATGACCTTTGCGGCTTTTGGTATACATAAGCGATTAGTCGAATCAGAAGGGTTTGACCCGCAGAGCGATGAGTATTATGATGAGCTTGATAGGACACTTGTAAAAGAGTTTCCCAACAAATTTGATAACGGTGCCAGCGTTAAACGTCCCGCCCAGAACGTTGCTGGAGTATCCCGCAGTACAGGAAGTACAACAGGGCGCAGTGGTAGTAAAAAGGTACGACTCACCCCGTCCCAAGTTACGATAGCTAAAAAATTGGGTGTGCCGCTAGAAGAATACGCGAAATACGTGAAGGAGTAATAAAATGTCCGAAGAAGCAACTAAACAGGGTTTTGAGGGTGTTAAGCGAACCTCACGTAGTAAAGAAAGCCGGGAGAAACAAGCCAAGCGTAAGCCTTGGTCTCCCCCATCAATGTTAGACGCACCGCCTGCCCCAGAGGGGTTTAAGCATCGTTGGATACGCGCTGAAGTTCGTGGTTTTGACGACCGAAAGAACATTTCAGCACGGTTGCGAGAAGGTTATGAACTTGTTCGCGCCGATGAGTTTCCCGAGTTTGAAGCTCCTATAGTTGAATCAGGTAAATTTGAAGGTGTTTTTGGAGTTGGTGGACTTGTACTCGCTCGTATCCCGCTTGAAACAGTGGCAGAGCGGACAGAATACTTCGCACAACGAAGTGCTGACCAAATTGAAGCTGTGGAACAGGATATGTTGCGAGAAAATGCACATCCAACCATGACAATCGGTAAATCCGAGCGTCAATCTCGTGTAACCTTCGGCGGTTCACGCAAGAATTAATTGCTGACCGCTGTAATTTGGAGAACTTAGAACATGGCAAATCAAGAGACAGCCTATGGTCTTCGTCCTATTGGTCTAGCTGGTAGCGGTGCTAATTCTACTGGGGTAACTCAGTATGAAATCGCTAGTGATAACACAAACGTTATTTACAACGGGGAAATTGTAGTCCCCTTGGCGGCTGGCGTTATTGACCAAGCAGGAGCGACTGATGGTGGTACTACTCAAGCCCTTGGGGTTTTGACAGGTGTTATGTACCATGACAGTACAACGAAGAAGCCAACATGGCTTAATTATTGGCCCGGATCAGGTAGCGTAGGCGTTGACACGAATTATCCTGTCAAAGCATTCGTTGCTGACAACCCTAATCAGTTGTTTCAGGTAGCTTCTGACGCAACTCTCACAAACCGTGCAACAGCTTTGGCTGCGGTTTTTGCGAATGCTTCTTTAGGCACCTCTGCAAGAAGTGGTTCAACTGATACAGGACAGTCATCCAGTGCCTTAGGGGTATCAACGATAGCTACAACAGCAACATTACCTTTGCGTATTGTTGGCATTGTAGACGATGATGCAAATAATGATTATGCTGCTGCTGGAGTAGCAATGATCGTTCGACTCAACGCCCATTTTAATTCGGGCACACGCCGTTTTGATTCGCAGACTACTGCGGATTCGACGGGCATTTAGGAGGGTTAACTAATGGCTATTTCTCGCGCACAGTTAGCGAAAGAGCTTGAACCCGGACTGAATGCACTGTTTGGGCTAGAGTATGATCGTTACGAAAAAGAATCTGAGGAGATTTTTGAAACAGAATCTTCAGACAGAGCTTTTGAAGAAGAAGTAATGCTTTCGGGCTTTGGAACCGCGCCTGTTAAGAGCGAAGGTACTGCAATATCATTTGATGATGCGCAGGAAACTTTTACTGCTCGATACACGCACGAAACCGTGGCTCTTGCTTTTAGCATTACTGAAGAAGCAATTGAAGACAATTTGTACGACCGTCTTGCTTCCCGGTACACCCGTGCCTTGGCACGTTCAATGTCACAGACTAAGCAAATTAAAGCTGCGTCTATATTGAACAACGCTTTTAGCACATCGTTTCCGGTAGGTGATGGAGCGGCACTTTGTTCTTCTGCACACCCGTCTTTGTCAGGTAATCAACGTAATTTGTTGTCAACTGCTGCTGACCTTAACGAAACTTCGTTAGAGCAAATGTTGATAGATATTGCGGGTCTTACCGATGAGCGTGGTCTTAAAATTGCTGTTCGTGGAATGAAACTTATGATTCCAAAAGAACTTCAATTTATCGCAGAAAGAGTATTAAACTCTAATTTGCGTCCCGGCACCTCAGACAATGACGTAAACGCTACAAAATCTATGGGTATGATTCCTGACGGAGCGGTTGTAAACCACTTCTTGACGGATACTGATGCGTTTTTCATCAAGACAGACGCACCTAATGGATTTAAGATGTTTGAGCGTTCCGCTATTAAGACAGCTATGGAAGGTGACTTCGATACTGGCAACATGCGGTTCAAGGCTCGTGAGCGTTATTCGTTTGGTGTATCAGATTGGCGTTGTGTTTTCGGCACGCCCGGAGCATAATACTAACAACGGGGACTCTCGGGTCCCCTTTTTTTTAATAGCTTAACGAGGCCCCAAGCGGGTTCTGAAAGGAGTTCTGATGGCTAATCCACATTTTCAAAATTTAATTCTTTGGGCAGGAAACACGGTTGCGTCTAAATCAAAGAAAGACACACCTATGTTTATGCCTAGTCCTTCCGACCAAACTTTTTATGGTTATTTTAATGATTTTATGACTTATCACGCTGATGAGTGGACAATCACAACCACAGAAGGTGGTTCTGGCGATGCTTCTGAAGCTTTAACGTCAGGTGCCGGTGGACAGCTTTTAATAACTAACGACGATGCTGATAATGATGCAGATTTTTTCAATTTAAAAGGCGAATCCTTTTTAATCACAGGGTCTAAAAGGGCTTTTTTTGAAGCGCGGTTTAAAGTTAGTGATGCTACACAGTCTGACTTTGTTATGGGGTTACAAATCACCGATACTACACCTTTAGCCGCAAGTGACGGCATAAACTTTAGAAAAGATGATGGTGATACAAACCTAGATTTTGTTGTTGAAAAAGACAGCACTGAAACGTTAACAACCGCTATTCATACAATGGAAGACGATACGTTTGTAACAGTTGCCTTTTATGTTGATCCTAACGCTTCTTCGGTTTATTACGCAATAAACCACGCGGAGCCTGTAGCCGTAGTGAACACTAACTTACCAGATAACGAAGAGTTAACTGTTTCGTTTGGTATTCAAAACGGTGCGGCAGCGGCTAAAACTATGACGGTTGATTACATCTCAGTATTAGTGGAGAGATAATATGTCTGGATCAGACGTAGAAGCGACCTTTATCGAGGCTGCGACCGCCGATAGAAACGGAGTTTGTGCTGCACAGACTCCGGGTAGTGCGACAAACCTTACCATTAACGGGGCGTTAGCTTCGGGAGGTAGTGTAACGTTTGACCAGCCACGGCAAGTAACAGTTTATGCCGCTGGTAATGAGTCAGCGAAGTCCTTTACTGTCACAGGCACCGATGAAACTGGTACAGCCGCTTCTGAAGTAATAACAGGACCTAACGCAACAACGGTCACGGGTTCTACCTATTTTGCTACGGTCACGCAAGTGGCTTCTAGCGCGGCAACCGGCGGTGATGTTGAAGTAGGTTCTGGAGCAAATATAGCGGCACCTGTTTTTAGAGGAAGTTGTCGTGTGCGCGGTTTGTACGTGGTTAACACGGGTACAGCAGGCACTATATCGTTTAGACAGACATCTAGTTCTGGCACAGTCCGTATGCAATACAACACAGTAGCTTCCGCAAACACTACCGAATATCCTGATATTCCTGATTCTGGGCTTCGGTGTAATGCGGGTGCGTATGTAATGTATGACCAGACAACCATGTCGTCTATGACCGTATTTTATTCGTAATTAGAGAATAAAGGTGAGTTTTAATGGCTCGTAAAAAAGAAAAAGCCATTAAAAAAACGACTAAGGGCAAAGGCGCTAATTACCGCCCCACTAAATCTGGGGCGGGCATGACCAAAAAAGGCGTAGCTGCACACCGAAAAGCTAATCCGGGCAGTAAACTGCAAACAGCGGTTACCGGAAAAGTTAAAAAAGGTAGTAAAGCAGCGAAACGACGAAAGTCGTATTGCGCTCGTTCTGCGGGTCAAATGAAAAAGTTTCCTAAAGCCGCTAAAAATCCCAACAGTCGTTTGCGCCAAGCTCGAAAAAGGTGGAAGTGCTGATGGTAACGAAGCAAGAACAAGCAGCCTTACAAAGTTTAGATAAGCGTGTTTCCGTTATCGAAGCGGTGTTACATCGCCTTGAAAACAACCATTTATCCCACATGCAAAAAGATATAGACGGCTTAGATGTAAAACTTTGGGCGGTTTTAAGTGGTATGTTAATGCAATTAGCCGCCGTGGTGTATTACTTTATTACGCAGGGGAATGTATGAACAGATCATCCATGTCTAAACAGTTAGCCGGCAATCGTAGACCTGCACAAGGAAAACGTAAAAAGAACAAAGGCTGTGGCGCAATTATGGCAAACCGCAGAAAAGCAACACGTTATTTTGTATGACTATTCAAGCTTGTTTTACCGGAGTTGAAAAACAAGTTTGCGAAGAATTACGTGCATGGTCAGCGCACGCATTAGAAAAACCAAATGAATTTTTTAACGATTTACCGGCGTGTCCTTTTGCTAAAGCAGCGTGGGCGCAGGATAAGGTAGGCGTAACTTTTAACTATGGTTCTTGTAAACAATCGTTGTATACTTTAATTTCACAGTATCCGAATGAGCTTGACGTATGTTTGTTGGTGGATTTTGATTATTGTAACGAGCCAGAAGAGTTTCATTATTATTTAGGGCAATTAAACAAAGCCGTAGCTAACGGCATGTTTATCGATAAAGATATATGGCTGATGGGGTTTCACCCAGACGATGAACCAGAGGAACAAGGTTATGGTGAAGCGGTATTTGACCAAGAATTTGATGGATTAACCGACGCAACGTATGCGGTAACATATGTACAACGGTTATCTAAACTAGAAGAATCAGCAGAAACTTTACGGACAAAGGGGTATTATTTGTCTTATGCGGATAATGAAGATGTAATGGAACTTTATTCTCAAAGAACAAACTTATACAGGAGTCTATAAAACATGGCTAAAAAACCGGTTAAGAAAGTCAAGAAAATGCGTGGCGGCGGCATGGCGGTTAAAAAAATGCGTGGCGGCGGCATGGCAGCTAAACCAAAAATGGCTATAAAAAGAAGACGTGGCGGAAAGGTTAAAAAATAATGGCTAAACCCGGATTATATGCAAATATACACGCAAAACGGAAACGAATAGCCGCAGGGTCGGGCGAAAAAATGCGGGAAAAAGGTGCGAAAGGTGCGCCCTCCGCAGATGCCTTTAAACAAGCCTCTAAAACGGCTGTTAAAAAAAAGAAAGGTGGTCCCGTTCGTTTGCACGTAGAAGAAGCAACCACAGTTATAGATTCGCCAAAAGTGCGGGGATATAAGTAGTGGCTGTCTCTGATTCAAAAAACTTTGAGCTAGATGTTACCGAATACATTGAAGAAGCGTATGAGCGTTGCGGCTTAGAAGTTCGCACCGGGTATGATTTAAAAACAGCTAAACGATCTTTAAACCTTATGTTAGCCGATTGGGCCAACAGAGGATTAAATCAATGGACTATTGAACAAACGACAATTAGTTTGGCGCAAGGAATAGGAGAATATCCTGCGGGCGTTTTAACTATTACGGTGGGTGCAAGCGGCTCTTTTTCGGTAGCGGAAACCATTACAGGTGGAACTAGTGCTGCGACTGCAAAAATTACCAGTTTACCTTCTTCGACCAGCATGGCAATTACAATTCCGTCCGGCACGTTTAGCAATGGAGAAACACTAACCGGTGGGACCAGTGGCGCAACTACCACCTTGTCTGCGGCAGTGGATTTATCGCCGGTTCAATCAACGATTGATATTTTGTCTGCCGTCGTTCGTAGGGATACTACCGATTACGGAATACAAAGGGTTAGCAGGGACGCTTATTTAAACATTCCAAGCAAAACACAAGAAGCAAGGGTTTCACAGTTTTTTGTGGATCGGCAGGTTACACCCATACTTAAAGTATGGCCTTTACCGGAAAACAGTACGGACACTATTATTTTTGATCGTTTGGTTAGGATGGATGATTCCGATACGTTTATCGACACAATGGAAATGCCTTTTCGGTTTTATCCGTGTTTAGCGGCAGGGCTGGCTTATTATTTAGCTATTAAAAAAGCCCCCGACCGCATACAGATGTTAAAGGCTGTTTATGAAGAAGAATTTGAACGTGCTGCCTCAGAAGACAGGGATCGAGCATCAGCACAAATACAGCCTAGCTTGGCGTATATGAGGCTTAAATAATGTCTAAATACGCTGTAGGAAAACACGCATACGGAATTTCTGATAGATCAGGATTTCGGTATCGGTTGCATAGGATGAAAAAAGAATGGACGGGAATGTTGGTCGGGTTTGATGAATGGGAACCCAAACAACCCCAGCTAGAGCCGTTAGGAAACGTGATTGATGCACAAGCATTAAAAAACCCAAGACCGGATCGTACCGAAACATTAGATGTTTATGTTGGGATTCCGGTTATAGAAGGACCTGACTTTAAAGAAATTCAAGGCTTTGCTCAAGTGGGCGAAGTAACGGTAACAACATGAGTTTTACATACACTCAATTAAAAAGTGCCATACAGGATTACGCGGAAAACGACGAAACAACGTTTGTAACAAATTTACCTGTATTTATACGTGCCGCTGAAGAACGCATTTTAAAAATGGTACAACTTAGTTTGTTCCGTAAAAATGTAACGGGTTCTATGACGGCATCTAATCAGTATTTAGCAGCACCTACCGATTTTTTAGCGCCATATTCCTTGTCTTTTACGGATAGTGATAGCAATAAGGTGTTTTTAGAGTATAAAGACGTTAATTTTATACAAGCCTTTAATCCAAACCCGGCTACTACCGGAAACCCTCGATTTTATGCTCTTTTTGATATTACAAATTTTATTTTAGGGCCAACGCCAAGTGCTAGTTCTACGGCAGAGCTTCATTATTTTTACCGCCCTGCTAGTTTAACCGCGGGTGCAGACAGCGGTACTACTTGGTTAAGTGAAAATGCAACCGTGTCGTTGTTATACGGTTCTTTGGTAGAAGCGTATACCTACATGAAAGGCGAACAAGATTTAATTACCAATTATCAACAGCGTTTTATGGAAGGTATTGCAACATTAAAGCAGTTTGGTGAAGCAAAAGAAGTGACGGATGAATACATGAAAGGACAAGTAATTAGGCCGAAACAATGAATACAGATGCGTTGGGGGTTAATTTTAGCTCGGATTTTGGGGTTAATGTTGAAACTACAAATAACCGAGGGTTTACCCCGGAAGAAATAGCAGAGCGTTGCGCGGATCAAATAATTAGTATTTCGGATCAAGCAAATCCGATAATACGAGAACAAGCGCATACGTTTAGACGATTATTAGTAAAAACTTTGGCTTTTTATATGCGAGAAGCTATTAAAAGTGATCGAACGACGGTGTACAATGCTTTGAAAGATGCAGGGCAACATGAGTTAGCTGAATTAATTAGGAGATTATAGCATGGCTTTTTCTGGAAACTTTATGTGTACAAGCTTTAAAAAAGAGCTTATGGAAGCTGTGCATAACTTTAAAAATTCAGGCGGAAACACATTTCAAATTGCGCTTTATACAAATAGTGCCAGCTTTACTGCGGCAACTACCGCTTATACCACCAGCAATGAGGTTTCTGGCACGGGTTACACAGCTAAAGGAAACAGCTTGACCCGAGTAGACCCTACTACAAGTAGTACCACAGCGTATACGGACTTTGCTGACAGCACTTGGAGTTCTTCAAGCATTACGGCACGGGGTGCTTTGATTTTTAACGATAGCGCAAGTGGCGACCCAACGGTTTGTGTTTTAGATTTTGGGTCGGATAAAGCGTCTTCTAGTGGAGACTTTACCGTAGTGTTTCCTTCGGCGGCGGCAAGTACGGCTATTATTAGGATTGCGTAATGACTAATGTAGTCATCCCGTTTACTGGGTGGGGCCGTGATGGCTGGAACACTCAAGCGTGGAACGAAGGTGACGTAGCAGTAGGCAGTGCCACGGGTGGTGTTGGTTCTGTTACAGTAAATTATGGGGTGTCTGTAACTGTAACAGGCATTGCGGGCACAGGTTCTCCCGGTGCGGTAACCGTTAATTTTGGTTCTAACGTACCGGCAACAGGAATTAGTGGAACAGGTAGTGTTGGTTCTGTCACCATTACCGAAGGAGAAGGAGTTGATGTCTCGGTCACAGGCGTATACGGAACCGGCGCAACTTCACAAGTTTTGGTTTGGGGCAACATTACGCCCTCGCAAACCCCGAGTTGGTCGGAAATTAGTCCGTCACAAGATGCCGGATACACAGAGATAGCAGCGTAGGTATTTAATTATGTCAAGCACATATACAACAAACTTAGGTATTGAAAAAATTGGTACCGGGGAGCAGTCGGGAACGTGGGGCGGCACTACTAATACGAACTGGGACATGATGGATGAAGCAGTTAACGGGATTATTTCTGTTACCTTGTCTTCCGCCGGAAGTTCTGGGTCGCCTACAGCCTTACCTATTACAGACGGGGCCAGTTCCAACGGGCGAAACAAATTTATTGAATTTGCTGATGGCGGTGATTTAGGTGGAACGGCGTATGTTCAGTTAACCCCAAATGACGCCGAAAAAATTGTATTTTTCAGAAATAGCCTTGCGGGCAGTCGATCTGTCATTGTGTTCCAAGGCAACTACAGCGCCTCAAATGATTTTGAAATCCCTAATGGAAAAGATGTTGTTCTTAAATTTAACGGGGGCGGAACAGGCGCTACAGTCACACAGGTTTTTGTTGATTTAAACTTAGGTGGTTTAACAGTTGGGTCTGGCGCAGCGGCGGACACTAAAATAGTTTATGACGGCAACGCGAAAGACTTTTATGTGGGTCTTGATGATTCCGCAGATAAATTAGTAGTTGGAGAAGGGTCTACCGTTGGAACTAATGCGATACTCACCCTAGATGATGATTCGGTAACAGTGGGTGATGGAGCGGCAGTCGATACTAAAGTAGTTTTCGACGGGAACGCGCAGGATTACTATATAGGTCTTGATGATTCAGCCGATGATCTAGTCATTGGTCTTGGATCGACAGTTGGTACAACCCCGGCTATAGAGATTGATGAAAACCAAGACATCAAGTTTGCCCAAAGCATTGGAGTAGGACAGGCGGCATCTAGCACCACAGGCGATATAGTTGCTCAGACAATGGCACTGAAGGGTACAACCCCTACCCTGACTATTGGCGACGCTGGAGCGGAAGATACCAAGATAGTTTTTGATGGGAACGCCAAGGATTTTTATATCGGGCTTGATGATTCCGCAGATAAACTGGTTATTGGAGAAGGCTCCACGGTAGGTACAAACAGCATTCTTACAATTACCGACGATACCGTTACCCTTGGGGACGCTGCGGCAACGGACAGCAAATTAGTTTTCGATGGGAACGCGCAAGATTTTTATATTGCGCTGGATGATTCCGCAGATGACTTGTTGATTGGTGTAGGTTCCACAGTTGGAACCACCCCTGCCATAAGCATTGATGAAAACCAAGATGTTGTTGCTAATCAAGAGTTTAGAGCGGTTTCCTACAATGAAACTTATGTAGCTCCTACCAGTTCAAGTAACGCTACTACTATAGCTTGTGAGTCAGGTAATTATTTCAAGCATACCTTGACCGAAAACACAACTTTTACATTTTCTAATCCTCCTTCAAGCGGAACAGGGTTTTCATTCATACTTCATCTAATTCAGGACTCTAGTGCAAGGACAGTAACATGGCCGGGAGCCGTGGACTGGGCTGGAGGAACTGCTCCGACAATTTCAACAGGAAGCGGAGATGATGATTTCTTCGTTTTTGCCACATCAGATGGTGGAACGATCTGGTATGGATTCACCGCTGGACAGGCGATGGCATAATGAGTAGAGCCGCACAAAAACTTATTGCTGCATCAGGAAGTAAAGATGCCTATGAGATAGAGCAGTCTTTGATGTTTGATCGAGGAGATACTCCTGATCTTGAGCGCACTCCTTCATCTGCTGGAAATCGTAGAACATGGACATTCAGTGCGTGGATAAAACGTATTAAGATGCAAACCGCTCACGCTTTTTTCACAGCATATGATGGCGCAACAGGATCTGATGCAAATTGGAACTGGAATGCTATTAACAATGATGATCGGCTTCAGGTTGGTGGATGGGATCAAAACTATAGAGTAACAAATAGACTATTTAGAGATTTCGGTGCTTGGTACCATATAGTTATTGCTTTTGATACAACACAAGGAACGGCTGGAGATAGGGTTAAAGTATATGTAAATGGTGTAGAGGAAACATCTTTTTCAACAAGTAATAACCCAGATCTGAATGAAGAATTGGCAATTAACAGCACTATTGAACATCAGGTTGGAGCGGCAAACTATACTACTCGTAATTGTTTTGATGGTTATATAGCAGAAGCTTATTTAATTGACGGCTCACAACTGACAGCTTCATCGTTTGGAGAAACAGACGGAGCGACATCGCAATGGATTCCCAAAAAGTATACAGGCAGTTACGGCACTAATGGTTTTTATTTGAAATTTGTATCTGGAGCAATCGGAACAGATAGCTCTGGTAACGGTAATAACTATACGGCATCTAATTTAGCAGATTCAGATGTCCTGCTTGACACTCCTACAAATAACTTTTGCACTTTAGATAACGGAGATACAGGATCGTATGCAACATTAAGCCAAGGAGCTTTAATGTCTTTTGGCAACACCTCTGCTGATGCAGGTTGGACACATAGCACAATGGCAATGTTGGACGGTTCTGGTAAATGGTATTCCGAACATAGACTTGTTACGAAAGATAGTGCTTGGCCTTCTGTTGCAGTGTCACGAGTAAATGACGGGTATTACAACAGCACTTTATTAACGAGTCGGTTTTATCCTGATTATTGCCGTATACGAATGGATGGAACTGTTAGTGAATGGCAATCAGCCTTCACGGAACAATCAGGAATGGATTTAGGGTCTGCATTGTCAAATGGAGACATTATTAACGTAGCGGTAGATACCGACAACAAAAAAATATGGTTCGGCGTGAATGGCACATGGAATGGTTCTGGCGATCCAGCAGCAGGATCAAATCCTACATTTACTTATACGGCAGCTTCGGATCTGGTGTTTAGTCACCAACATTTAAAAGACGCTGCTACTTCAAAACTCAATTCTAATTTTGGTCAAAACGGAACTTTTAATGGGGCGATAACGGCTGGTGGAAATTCTGATGGGAATGAAGTGGGAAATTTCAAGTATTCGGTTCCGTCTGGATTTTTGGCGTTAACCGCCTCTAACATTTCTACACCGGCAATTAAAAAACCTACAGATCATTTTAACACGGTGCTTTATACAGGTAATGGCTCAACACAAAACATTACTGGAGTAGGATTTCAGCCGGATCTAGTATGGATTAAAAACAGGAGCGCATCAGACAATCACAAATTAACAGATGCAGTTCGTGGCGTAACAAAAGAGATAGAAAGCAACACTAATGATATAGAAGCAACGAATGCAGACGGATTAACAGCTTTTGGTTCAGACGGCTTTTCTCTTGGCGATGATGACGAATATAACACAAACACTGAAACTTATGTTTCATGGAACTGGAAGGCAAATGGCTCTGGAAGTTCAAATGAAGATGGCTCTATAAATACCACGGCAACAAGCGCAAATACTACATCAGGATTCAGTGTATCGACCTACACTGGTACAGGAAGCAACGCAACAGTTGGGCATGGCTTGGGTGTGGCACCGTCAGCAATAATCATAAAAAACCGAGGGGTGGCCGATGATTGGGCCGTCTATACAAGTGTTACTGATGAAACAGATTATCTGGTGTTAAATAGCACTGCTGCTTCTACCGATGATAATACTTATTGGAATGACACAGCCCCAACAAGTTCTGTGTTTTCAATTGGAACATCACATAGTGTCAACGCAAGCTCTGAAACGTATGTAGCGTATTGTTTTGTTCAAATTGCCGGGTTTAGTAAATTCGGAAAGTATCTTGGAAACGGAAATGCGAACGGAAGCGTAATTAGGCTGGGCTTTAGACCTGCGTTTATTATGTTGAAAAAATCTAGTTCGTCAGGAAGTTCTTGGTTTATGTGGGATAATAAGCGAGATCCTGAAAACGTGGCAGGAGTTAATACGATGTGGGCAGATTTGACTACAGACGATGATTACAGTTCTACTTATCTTGTAGATTTTCTTGCAAATGGTTTTAAGTTGCGAGGCACGAACACAGGAACAAACTCAAGTGGACAAACAATAACGTATTTAGCGTTTGCCAAATCTCCTTTCTCTTACTCAAACGCGAGGTAAATAATGTACGCAATCGTTAAAGACGGAGCAATTACTGCGACAGGGACAATAAAACAACTATTTCCGAATACTTCTTTTGCAGGTGGTGTAGCTAATGCAGAGTTCAAAACTGCTGAAGGCGTTACAGATATAGTAAATGGTGAGCGTAAAGATCAAAGATATTATTACGTTACACAGGGTAATGTTACCCTAGTTGATGGGGTTCCTACGCAACAATATACCAACACAGCTAAACGATTAGCTGATGAAACTGTTGATGGAGTTTTAAATCAAGGCTTAAAAACAGCAATGACTGCTCAAGTCAAGGAAACTGCAAATAGTTTATTGTCTCAGACTGACTGGATGGTCATCAGAAAAGCAGAGCGTGACGTAGCAATACCGTCAGCAACAGCTACTTATCGTGCAGCAGTCATTACAGAATGTGCAAGACTTGAAACAGCAATTGGAAATGCGTCTGACGTAGACGCTCTAGCAGCCGTAATGGCGGGACAAGATTGGCCGAAAGAGGGATAAATCATGCGGATTATCGGACTTTTACTGGCGGTACTTATAACAGGTTGTCAGACAGCAGGTATGGAGTATTACCAAGCTGTTGAAAGAATAGCGATAGCTCAGTCACAGGCTCAACAAGCAAAGTCTGAGGCGTTATCCAAGATAGCAGCTAGTGGCGATTCATCAGCCGCAGGATCGGCTGTAATGGCCTTAGCATTGATGCAAAGCCCTAATACACAGGTTATTCCGCAACAATCGGCTGCTCTTGAATGGAGTAAAGCCGTTCTGCCAGTAGTAGGCAGTCTTGGAGCTATGTGGATAAGTTCGGATGCCCAGAAGACTACAGCTAGACATGCCATGACCTCTAACTTGGCTAGAATCGAGCAAGAAGGAAACAAGACCACGGCTCTCTATGACATGCTAGGAAGCAACAACGAGAACATGTTAAACCTTGGGTTAGGCTCTTATGAGGCAATTAATATAGCGGGCCAACAAGCGGTGGATCTTGGGCTGGGTTTGGGCTTGGCAAGTATCAATGGCGGCTCTGGTGGTGGAGATAATACCGCTGTGTTGGATGCGATAAACAATATGAGTTATCCAAGCTACACTAGCAATTTTCAAAGCATTTTGGATGCTATTGGAGGAATAACGGTCCCTAATTATTCAACAGAGTTAGACGATATCCTTAGTAGGCTTACTGCTGGCGTAACCACATGGGTTCCCGGTGTTAACTGCATCTCCCCGACTAGCGGTGGAGTAATTTCAGTGGGTAGCAGTTCTTCAACGTTGCCTGTGTGTCCAAACTAACATTAAAAAATGCCTTTAACAAAGCTACAATTTCGTCCCGGCATTAACACCGAAACCACGTCCTACGCTAATGAGGGCGGCTGGTTTGATGGGGACAAGATTCGTTTCCGTTTCGGCGTCCCTGAAAAAATAGGGGGGTGGCTAAAGCTTTCTGGTTCTACGTTTTTAGGTACAGCACGGGCTATTAAGCCTTTTGTAGCGTTAGATTCTACGCACTACAACGGGCTTGGCACAAACCTTAAATATTATATTGAAGAAGGCGGGGGATATAACGATGTTACCCCGATCAGATCCACAACATCCGCAGGCGATGTTACTTTTTCCGCCACTAATGGCAGTTCTACCATTGCGGTTACCGATTCCGGGCACGGTGCCGTTGTCAATGATTTTGTTACGTTTTCGGGAGCCGCCACCTTGGGCGGTACTATTACGGCTACGGTGTTAAATCAGGAATACCAGATTACAGCAATTACTTCTAGCAGTGCCTATACAATAACCGCTAAAGACACTAGTGGTAGTACGGTAACCGCAAACGCAAGCGATAGTGGTAATGGTGGAAGCTCGGTAGTAGGGGCATACCAGATTAACGTAGGGCTAGACACTACTGTATCGGGTTCGGGCTGGGGTGCCGGAACATGGGGCAGAGGCACATGGGACTCTGCTTCTTCCTTGTTAGCCGCCGGTGCTACCTTACGTCTTTGGGGTAACGATAATTTTGGCGAAGATTTACTGTTTAATGTTCGCGATGGCGGGATTTATTACTGGGACAAGAGCGGCGGTTTAATTCGTGCGGTTGCCTTGGATTCACTAGGTACGGACGCCACAATTCCCACAATAGCTAAACAAGTGATGGTAAGTGACCGGGATCGTCATGTTATTGCTTTCGGGTGTGATGGCGAAGCGTCTATCGGTACGCAAGATCCCATGTTAATACGCTTTAGCGATCAAGGCAGTCTGTCAACATGGCAGTCTGCCGCAGAAAATACCGCAGGGGAATTAAGCCTTGGTTCCGGTTCTGAAATAGTAACCGCGATTGAAACACGTCAGCAAATACTGGTATTAACCGACGTATCGGCTTATTCCATGCAATTTTTAGGACCGCCTTTTACGTTTGGTATTAATTTAATTTCCGAAAATATTACTGTAATGGCTCCAAATGCAGCTAAAGCCGTAGATGATATGGTTTTCTGGATGGGTCAGGACGATTTTTATATGTACAACGGACAAGTGCAAAAAATGCCTTGTTCCATAAAATCCTACATTTTTAATGATTTTAATGCGTCACAAAGCGAAAAAGTAACGGCGGGGTTAAATTCTTCTTTTAATGAAATATGGTGGTTTTACCCTTCATCAGACAGTGCTGAAAATGATCGGTACGCTATCTATAATTATGTAGAGCAAGTATGGTATTACGGTACGCTGGCCCGCACGGTATGGATTGATAGGGGAATTAACACACAGCCTCTTGCAGCCGGAACAGATAATTATCTGTATAACCACGAATTAGGGTTGGATGACGGGTCCACCGCTCCGAATACCGCTATAACCTCGTATATTACATCTAGCCAGTTAGATTTAGGCGACGGAGAATCTTTGGCATTTATTCGTCGTATTATTCCTGATGTTACGTTTGACGGTTCTACGTCAGACGCGCCAGCGGCAAATTTTATTATTAAAACCCGCAATTTTCCCGGTGGAACATACAATGCCACTAGTACCAATGCAGTCACTCGTTCAGCTACTGTGCCTGTAGAACAATACACTACGCAAGCGCATGTTCGGTTAAGAGGACGTAGCTTTACTTTTGAATTGCAAAGCACTATTGCCCAAACGCAGTGGCGGCTAGGCGCACCCCGTGTTGATGTACGCCCTGATGGACGACGTTAATGAGTTCCAGAAAGGTCAGTTTACCCCAGTTTCCGGTTGCACCGGCGACTTACGACCCTATGTATATGGCAGAGGTGGTGCGGTCTTTTTCCATTTTTCTGCAACAAATTCAAAATCCGGGCGATATGCGAGGAACCACATTAACTTTAACCAACCTTCAATCCCACAACCAAGGATTGGAGACAGGGGCATTGTTTGAACATGGCGGTTACGTTATTATTACTCAGGCAAACCTACCCTATCCCGACGGTGCATCCGGCACAGGGGAAGTGGGTAGTGTTTCGGTGACAATCGGATGACGGACGGTACTGTTATTATTATGGAGGACGGTAGCCGATGGCGACCGTCTGGTAGTTCTGATAGAATCAAATGCGATTCGTGCGATAATGAGGTAGATACGCCTGCGGAAGTCGCTTCCTACCCTTCAGGTTTGTGTCCCCAATGCAATAACCCGTGGACGGGTGCTGAAACACGTCATACAAACATATACGTGACAGCCCCTGAATCTATGGCAGGAGAAGCATAACATGCAAAGCGCAGCAACTTATTCAGCGTCTAACCCTACTGTTATACCAGACGGCGGGTTAGCGACGTTTCTGACGGCGACCGAAGGTCGGTGGGCGCAAGACAATCCGTGGGCCGATGAATACGATGACCTAGGTCCTACGCAGGGCATAGGCTCTGTTAAACAGGTTGCGGATAAAATAGCTGAATTTGGTCGTAACGAAGACACTTATATAGTACACGCGGCGCATGGCGAAACGGTTATTCCTATGGAGGTCTTGGACGCCGATCCACGGCTCAAGGCCCGTCTGTTTAGCCAGATGAAAGGCATGGGTATTGAACCCGAGCGGTACATAGTCGGTAGCGAATTAAACTCTATTAACCCTGTTACAGGGCAACCTGAATTTTTCTTAAAAAAGCTGGTAAGTAGCGTTTGGAAAGGTGTTAAAAAAGTATTTAGAACGGCGGCGCAAATAGTCTTACCCATAGTTGGGGGCATCATGTTAGGTCCCATAGGCGCGTTTGCTGGAAGTTATGCCGGGACGTTAATTGCAGGAGGAAATTCTGCTCAAGCCCTTAAAGCCGCTAAAATTGCGGGAATTACGCAAGGGGTTTTTCAAGCGGGTAGTGCAGCAGTAAAAGCGGCGGGTGCGGCGTCACAAGCGGGTGTAGCGGCGGGTGCTCCGTTGACGGCAGGTCAAAAATTAGCGGCGGGACTTAAAGGTGGGATTTCGTCTATAGGTCAAGGGCTAGGGTTAGCTTCTGGGCCTAACTATTTGCAACAATTTACCGGAGGCATAGGCGGTTTCCTAAAGCCCGTCCAAGGCGGCGGTTTTAATTTAGATACCCTTGGGAAAAAAATATCGGCTGCTGAAGCGGCAGCGGGAAAATATCAAGCTGCCTTGAACCCTTACGCAGACACTTTGTTACAGCCCGTGCTTCCCACAACCGTGAAACAGCCCCCGATTTACCCTAGTATGAATGATTTGTTACAAGAAGTAGATGTGCTTGGAACAAAACGCCCTCCTCTTACGGCTACTACAAACGTTGCATCACAAGTAAGTGCTGCACCCGTAAACACTTCTAC